GGATCTGCAATGCTTCGTGAGCTAACTCTTCCTCACTCTTAGACATCACCTCTTCAGGAGTAAAGGGTTCCCGATCGTGAGTAATTTCATGGACTCGTAAATATTTTACGATCCAATTTCGAGGAAGGTGAAATGTTCGCGCTAACTCGTTAACAGAAGCAGGACTACCGTCAAAGTTACTGTAAGCTCTCACTAAATCTCGATGCACTTCTCCAGGAAGTTGGATCGCATGAGGAACATGAGGAAGGTAGGTAGTGTAGATATCTCGATCTTCGTCGTACCAAATCCTTTTATCACTAATGTATTTTTTGTGATTTTCCTTAACAGGAGGTGCAGCAGAAGATGATTCTTCTACTACAAATAATGGCTCTAGTTGAATTAAGTGGCCCACGTCTTGGCGAGCCACTACCCACCGACCCCACGTTTTTAAGTCATCATCCGCTAACGGAATTTTGTCTCCATGACGAGATTTCATCCTCGCCCAATCATGCTTACGAGCTAAAGTTAGAATTTGAGGACCTGCCACAGCGGCGATTTCGTACCACTCTGGAGGAATCCCGCTTTCTTCTAGACTTTCTAACTCCAAGGCCTTTACATAGCGCTTTACTTCGCTAATCTCTTCTACAGAGATTTCAAACCTTTTAATCAATCCAAGGTCGTTTACCTTTTTTAAACTGGGGTTTTTTATAAACTCTTTTGCGACACGAACTATATTCTTATCAGAATTCATGCTTTCCTACCGGTTTATATAGATTTCCACTGGAACGGATTTTACTGTAATCAAAGGACACTACCTAAAACTTTATTTAATTAAGGCACTTGTAGATTATTATTAAATAACCTTAGTACTACGTATAGAGTCTTGTTAGTACACTTTAAGGTTGACTAAACGAAAAATTAGAGAGAGAATGGTTCGAAAGCATCGTTATTGAGGAGGGGAGCCCGGTTTGACCCAGGATGGGACACGTAAGCTCATAGAAAATACCCTTAAGGCCAAAGAAGATACGCGGCAGTGGAGAGAAGTATCTCTCGTACTGGCGGAAGCGCTAGGCATGCTAGACTTCCACGACGTAGACAATGTGGCACCGTATTCTTGTATAAATGAAATTAACAAGGCCATTCAGGAGAATGATCTGAAGACTATATGCCGTCTTCTAAATATAGGATAATATTGTGGATATAAATAAAGTAAGCATACAGAACTTTTTAATTATTGGACAAGCAGACATTAATTTGAGTAATCGAGGCCTGTGTAGGATAGCAGGGGAGAATTCAGATGATGTCACTTCTTCTAGTAATGGTTCTGGTAAATCTTCTATTATTGAAGCTATTTATTGGGGCTTGTTTGGAGAAACTCTTCGGAATGTGCGAAGCGCTGACGGAGTGGTTAATAACAAAACGAAAAAGAACTGCTCGGTGGTGGTGGAACTTCAAGAAGACGATACTGTCTACCGGGTAGAGAGGTATCGAAAACACTCTAAACACAAGAACAACCTGTACCTTTACATCAACGATGTTGACTCTCGCGGAAAAGACAACCGAGAGACGCAAGAGTACATCGAAGGTGTTATCGGTATGGACAAGATGGCGTTTGCTAATTCTGTTATTTTCGGCCAAGGAAACAGTAAAAACCTGAAGCGGTTTTCCGAAATGACTGACTCTGAGAAAAAAGCCACGCTTGAAAAAATACTAAATTTAGAATCTTTTGGTAAGGCGTACGATCTTGTACGTGACCGAATACGAGACATAGAAGATTCTAGAAACCGAGTTATTCGCTGTCTAGGGGATTTGAGGCACCGAGCCGAGGCTTGTGAGGAAAGGCTCTCTTCTGCGCTTCAGAGAGCCCAGCAGTTCGCTGTTGAGAGGGATTTGAAGGTAGAGGCTCTTCAGAGTAAGAAGATTTCTTTAGAAGAGGGCATACTTAATCTTACTTCTCGGATTGATGCCTTGGTGCCAGAAGACGCTGATCACCTTAAAGAGTCTGTCTCCGCGTGTGAGAGTTTTATTGCGGAAGAGCGTGACAGAAAGGGCCGTCTTTCGGACTCTTTTATGGAAAAGCGTAACGAGCAGCTTATTCTTAAAGCCTCAATTGAGAAAGATATTGAGAAGAACCGACGCAAGTTGGAGGCGTTGGTGAGCCCTGATCACGTAGGGGAGACGTGCTCTGTATGCGGAGGACACATTAAAGAGGAGAACCTTCTCCATTTTAAGGACGGGGTGGAGTTCGATATAGAGGACCTGGGCCGCACTGTTACGAGTATCGCGCAGCGAGTAAAGTCCCTTACATCCCGATACAAGGAGATAGTAGGGCGCATAGAAGAGGGTATTGAAGAAGCCCGAGAGATGCGAGACGAGCAGAAAAGTCGGCTAGACGAGGTAGCAGCTATCTCTAATAAGAAGTTAGAGTTGTCATGTAAGTTAGAAGCACACGAGGAACTCTTGTCCTCTTACGACACGCGCATCCAAGATATTAAAGATGAAGTTAACGTGTGGGAAGAGACTGCGAAAGAGTATGCCGATGACTTACAGAAACTATCCACTGAAATAGAAGCCTTCGAGGAAGAGGAGTCTACGTTTAAGGATAGCGAAGATTACTACCAGTTCTGGAAAACTGCTTTTTCTCGAAAAGGTATTCGGTCTTACTTACTAGACAGGATTGTACCGTTCCTTAACGATCGTGTGGGCCATTACCTGAACATCCTTACGGACGGAGGAATTGAAGCGCAGTTTCAGACCGTGAAGCAGTTGGCGTCAGGAGAGTACCGGGACAACTTCAACCTAGAAATAACTAATAAGAATGCAGCAGATACGTATGAAGGGAACAGTGGAGGAGAGAAACGGCGCATCGATCTTGGGGTCGCTCTCGGATTTAATGATTTTCTTGCGTCTCGTTCCGGCAAACGGTTCAACCTCCTCCTACTAGATGAAGTGTTCGAAGGAGTTGACGAAGACGGACTCTATTACGTTATTAAGGTTCTAGAAGATATAGCTCGCCGTAAGTCGTCTGTCTTTGTCATCACTCACCGAGACGAACTCAAAGGGTACTTCTCGGACGAGGTAGTGGTTAAGCGGGATGCGGGCCTTAGCTACGTGAGTGAATAGCGATGGCATCTGAAACCGTGACGTGCATCTGCGATAAAGTGGTCAGGACCCGAGAGACGTCCTCCGTGTCAGGATATGAGGACCGGTGGGATCTTCGCACTAAGACAGTGAAGTTCTACTGTAAAGACTCTCCACAATGCAAAAGAGTAGCCCTGGAGTGGCTCATGCGACCAAGGAAGGGGTCGAAATAGACTACTTTTGCCTTGACGTCTGGGAAGGGGCGTGGTAGTCGTTTCTTGTGTGAGAGATTTCTTACACGATATTATAAATTTATTGTCGGAGTGGTGGAATTGGTAGACACCCGAGACTTAAAATCTCGTGCTTTCACGAGCGTACGGGTTCGACTCCCGTCTCCGACATCCGTAGTCTGGAGTATATAATATGACCTACGTACCTAATGAGTTTAGTAACCAAGCGCGAAGTGTTCTTCCTTGGGATGTTTTCTTTCGCCCGGAAGACTATTTAAAGCAGTTTAATAGTCTTCGTGAGTGCGGAAGGAGGATTGGCATTAAGACGTTTAAGTATTACTTGCGTAATGCATGTGAAAGTTCCTACTTTCCTGAGTTGTTCAGGTTGAAAGAGCGCGAAGAAGATGCGTCTGCTCCTTATCTTTATTGTTTAGACTCTACTAAGCGATCGAGGACTTATGAAGGGTCAGCTACTTCAAATACTCCCGCAGAGGAAACTGTTTTAAACAATATTGAGAAACGTACTCGGGAGACGGCCCGCGTAAAACGGTTCATAGAAGAAGTGAAACCCTTGTTTACGAGTAGGGGCATCTTCTATACATGCGCGTACGTTAGATCCAAGCATGCGAAGGCAGGTCACAGAAAACTTCAGGTATCTACTGTTCGTCATTATATGTCTGTGGCGTATAACCAAGGTTTGTGGAAAGGTTTAAGTCGTCGTGCAGGTAAGAACGGAGCTTACAAATACAGGTGGTTAGCTGATCGACCTACTATGGCTGAGGTACCTAAACGATACCCCAAGATACTGCCTCCACCACCCCTCACAGAGACTCGTCGTGGTCGCGTACCTAAAGTAGAAGGGTCTTTCTTTAAAGAGCCTCCCGTGTTCAACAAGTCTTCGGTCCGCCTTACTTGTGGGTCTTGTGGTGAAATCAACCCTAAAGAGGCTTCTTTTTGCATGCACTGCGGACACAACCTGTCTGCTCAAGTACGTGTGGTAGTACAAGAGAGCGTGGGGACGATTTCAATACCTCCTGTAATCTCTCAGAGATTAAAGAAGGGAGGGGGCTTTGAGCAAGTCAACGACGTAGTAAGGGATTGGGTGATGAAACATCTATATGTTGCGCCGCTTAGTTATGGCGATGACGGAGAAAATGTGATTACAGTGTGTATAGGAGATACTAAAAATGAATAGAGATGAAGTGGATTCAAGCATGATCAAGTCTTTGGGGTATGATGCCGTGGAGAGCGTACTTGAGGTAGAGTTTGTTAGAGGGGGGATTTACCAGTACTCAGACGTTCCTCCTGACGTATACGTGAACGTCATGGGGGCAGACTCTGTAGGAAAAGCGTTTACGTTGTTAGTTAAGTCGCAAGGCTATGAGTATCGTAGGGTGTAATGTCTGGCGTATTTACCTACGTATCGTTTCTCGCGGTATACTATCTGCTTTTAGTAGGATTAGACCTATTTGGCAGTTTTATGGAGTATAGGAAATCTATATTGATGGGTGCTCAAGATCCGTCTACAATCAAATTCAAAGTGGATTTCAATTCAGATCTTGCAATGGCGTCCCTGATATATTTGATTTCCTATTACTCCGGATTGTTTGATGGCTGATTATCTTACTGTTATTGTCGTAGACTTCGACGACACTCTGTGTCCTTTTAACGAGGATTTTACGTGCCGCGAGGTCGTCCCTGGTGCCATAGAGGCGATTAAGAAGTTTAGAGACGCAGGGTACACCATCACCATAAGCTCGGCCCGCAACAATGTAGCGTACGGAGGGCATATGGGAGACGCTCACAGACAAATGGCCCGATTCTTAGACGAAAAGGGCGTTCCGTATGATCGGATAGATTTAGGGATGACGGGAAAACCAGTAGCGCTATGTTACATAGATGATCGAGCAGTTGGTTGTCCTCTTACTGCCGAAGGTGTGGTAGACTGGGAAAGGGTGTCGGAGTTGGTTTTGGGGGATTCCTAGAATTCTTGACAATGTGATCCCCGAATCTCTACCCTTTCAACATGGAACTGAAAGAACTATCGCTAGCCGAAGCAGGGGAGCACTTACTGGGTGTTTTCCGAGCATTATTTGATAGTCCAAAATTTAGAGATCTTGTAGATAAACATTTTGTCATTGAACAGTATTACGATGACGACGGTAAAATATTAAGAGTAGAAATAAAGGATAAGGAAAGTTCCGATGAGATTACCCAAGAAAGAGGTGTCCTCCACTGAGGACTCTGATTCTTTGAAATTAATTCCTATGTCAGGAACTAATAGAAGAAAAGCAGGGAGGAAGGCTAAACGAAAAGGCTCTTCGTACGAGCGTGTCTTGTGCAAGTCTTTTTCGGAGTTTTGGGGGGCTAAATTCTTTCGTACTCCTATGTCGGGAGGTTCTCAGTTAAAACACGACTATAACCTCGCTGGAGACATCAGTACTCCCGATGAGACGTTTCCTTATCATGTCGAAGCCAAGAACCAAGAGGCGTTGAAGAGTTTTCATAACATCTTTACCTCGTCTAAGTGTCCTGTGTGGAAATGGTGGGATCAGTGCACGACAGAATGCCCTGAAGGAAAAGTACCCCTTTTAGTTTTTACTAAAAACTATATGCCTTCTTTTATTATGGCTCCTCGGTACTTTGTGTGTTTAATCGAAGATATAGCTTTAACACCTTTAGGGGAGGGTGATGTTCATAACTCCTTTGAGGAGTTTATTCGTGTTAAAGATTGTGCAGTTCTGACCTTGGATAGGTTTCTTAGGTTTAATAAAAAAATTCATGAGCAAGCTGTGAAAGAATATCTTAAATAGGGGGCCATTATGAGTATAGTTCGACACCTAAAAAGATTATATACAGCCATAGAGAAGTGCGCTTCCTGTGGTAAGGTCTTGCTGCATTGCTCGTGTGAGAGTAATGACCTAAACAAGTAGGAAGTTATGAAGCGCTATCACGTCGCTGTTGATGTACAAAATTTATGGTATGCGTGCAGATACGCACACGGTCCCCATTATCGGGTGGATTACCGCGCTTTGATTGAGTTTTTGGAAGAGATCGTGGAAGACGATGATTCAGAAATCGATATGACGGCGTACTTGATAGCTAGCCCGAACCATGACCAGACCAGTTTTATTAATACGTTAAAGATGTTAGATTTCTCCGTTAAGAAGAGGAACCTTCATTATAATGCTGATAAGAAGCATGCCCAGAACACTAATTGGGATGTTGGTATTACTGCCGACGCTTTTTATAAATCAGATAATTATGATTGTTTTATACTCGTTAGCGGGGATGGAGATTTCAGTTATCTCGTTACCCCTATTATGGATCTTGGAAAAGAAGTCATAGTGGTGTCTTTCGAACAAGCGTTAAGCGGTATTCTCGCTAACGCTGTAGATCGAGTTTATTACTTGGGTGACGATATTGTGTATGACCCAAAGGCTCGATTTGAAGAACGACAACACAGACATACCTCAGACACCTAAGAAGTCTACCGGCCTCTCCGAGGCTCAAATAGATGCGCTCCGAAGAGATAATTTAGGGGTGTGGTGTGCCGTAAACGAATTTAAGGTAGACCACAAACCCTTTACTTTTAAGGGGCGTAAATTTCTAAAAGACATTTACCTTTGTGATAACTCACACATAAGCGTTCGTAAGTGCACTCAGGTAGGACTCACCATCTGGATGATCCTCAAGGTGCTTCACAAACTGAGGTTCTCCGAAGAGGTTGGCAGGAAGATTGCTCGTAAAGCAGGGTTTTATTTTCCAGTATTCGACTCTGTTGCTAAGTTCTCTAAGGACAGGCTGAGGCCCCTTGTTTATGACATTCCAGAGTTTAGAGAAAAACTTTCTGGTCCTCCTAGTATTGACCTGTGCCAGTTTGGGAATAGCTCTCTTTACTTGTCGTATACGGGCGGTGTGGCGTCTATGGACTCCACCCCTATGGATATCCTGTGTTTGGATGAGGTACGTCTTATGCAAGCGTCTACTATCAACCAGCTTGAAGAGCGTTTGAGTGGTTGTATGGACCCGTCTTTGTACAAGATTAGTACCGCAGGTTACCCCAACGATGCTATCGACAAATCGTTTATGCTTGGGGATCAGCGCTACTGGCACACTAACTGTAATTGTCCTGACGGTATTATCCTTCCAGATCACTTCCCTAATTGTGTAGGTCAGCGATCGAATACGAAGAGCGGTAAACCTGAGTACTTTTATATGTGCCCTAAATGCGGGAAAGAAGATTTAGACCCACAAGACGGTCAATACGTGACGCATAACCCTCAGTCAGACTACGCCAGTTTTCATGTACATCAGATGTTATCTCCTTCACGCCCCGCTAAGGCCATCTGGGAGAGGTACATTACTACGGACAACCCAAAAGAGTTTTATAACGCTACTTTGGGGAAACCTTATGTAGATGAGGATAATATTGGAGTAACGGAAGATGAGCTTAGAGGGTGCATAAACACGGACATATCGTGGGGAGGAGAGATAAATAATACGTGTATGGGGGTAGACCAAAGATCTGGAAATTTACACGTTGTGGTAGCTAAGATTATCGATAACAAAAAGCGCATACTTCATATTGAAGTAGTAGATAATCAAGCAGATAGGTACAAGGAAGCAGGGAAGGTTGTTACACCTTTTAAGCGCCTCCACCGTATGATGACAGAGTTTGATGTAGATCTCTGCGTATTAGATGCCCTGCCAAACGCCAATGAAGCAAAAGATTTCGCTCGCGCCTTTCCAGGAAGGGTATTCTTGTCGTATTATAAAGAGAGTGCAGATATGGTCCGGTGGTCGGACAAGAAATCTGGAAAACAAGGAGAAAAGCCTCACAGTCGAAAAAGTAGTGAGGATCTTAAATTTAAATGGGTCGTTCTTCTAGACAGATACAAAAGTATTGATTACGCGCTCCGGCAGTGGGTCGATCGCCGTGTCGAATGCCCTAACCCTCGCGGGCTTGTACAGGAGGTAAGAAACCCCAAGACGGGAGCATACGAACCAGCATTTGTTTGTGAAGATGAATTTTTCAAACATCTGAAAGCTATTGTACGAGAACTAGTCCAGAACAAGAATGATCCTACTAATTATAGGTATAGATGGAATTATCTTGGGCTCGACCCTCACTTACTTCACGCTTGGAGTTACTGTTGTGTAGCGATGGAACGAAAGAAGCGGTCGTTTTCCTTTGAGTTTATTTAGAGAAAATAATGGCTAGGACCCCTATAAAATCTCCAGAAGACCTGGAAACCAATAAAGAAAAGCGCGAGATGACAACCTCGACAGATCGTCTTATCGAAATGCGCCGCTTAGATGTCATCAGGAGGCGACTAAGAGGTGAGACGATTTCTTCGATTGCACACGCTTTAAAGTGCTCAGTCGGCACCATCAACAACGACCTTAAAGCTATTCGTGCTGCGAATAAGTCTCTTGTGAGAGATTTTAAGCAAGAAGATTACGTAGGAGAGACGCTACAGACGTTTCAGAAGATAGAAGAAGAGGCGTGGTTCCAAGTACACGCGTTGGATGTGGGGGACTCTAGAAAAGCTAAATTTCTAGATTCTATTCGGGCTACGCGAAAAGAGGCGGTTAAGTTGCTCCAAAGCAGTGGACTTCTTCACAAAGAGGCCGAGAAGGTAGAGGTTCAGATTACTTCTGACGTTTTAAGGAGTTGGTCTTCGGATCAAAAGATGCTAGTGGCAGACGCCGTAGTAGAGGCGGCGATTATTGATGCCGATTTTGAAGAAGAGCCAGAGTTCAATTCTCTTCCCGATAAGACCGAGCACCTTGAATTAGATGATATTGCTGAGTTTTTAGACGACTAATGTACAACAGGTCCTTCATAAAGTGGGTAGGGGGCAAGTCGCGTAGCTTATCTCAGATAATGGATAAGTTTCCTCGCGAGTTTGATACTTACTACGAACCCTTCTTGGGGAGCGGAGTAGTGTACTTCAATGTTCTCCCCGATAAAGCCATCCTTAACGACAAGGAGCACAACCTCGTGTCGGCTTTTCGAGACGTTAAGCGTTACCCGGAGCAGGTGTGTGAGCAGTTAAAGGGGTTAGATAACAAGGAAGGTGTCTACTACGACGTACGCCACGCGTTCAACCACACTGACACAGGTACTCCGGGGGAGAAAACTGCTCAGTTCATATACATGAACAAGTGTGGCTATAACGGACTTTACCGGGTGAATAAGAGCGGGGCTATGAATGTAGCGTTTGGCCGACGTTCGGGGCAACCACACCAAGACTTTACGGTAGTGAGGGAGTGCAGTAAGGCGCTCCAAAAAGCTCAGATAATGAATACTGATTATCTAGAAATCCTAGATTTGGCTCGACGAGGGGACTTCGTATACCTCGATCCCCCTTACCACAAGGAAACCTCTACTTCCTTTACCGGATATAATGCTGTTGAGTTTACAGAGAAAGATCACCGACAGTTGGCCGAGGAGTGTCGTGATATTACAGACAGAGGTGTATTGTTTGCTATGAGTAATAGCTCCACCGATTTGATATTGGATTTGTATAAAAATTTCTATATTTATCCTGTTTATACGTCTAGAACTGTTGCTGTAACCACAGGAGGAAGAGGCACTGCGACAGAACTACTCATCACTAATTATGGTGGGGGTACGATTTGAGGTTAGCTGCTAAAAGGCGTATGGATAAACCTAAATGGTACAGGCTTCCGAAGAAGGAGAAAGAGAAGAAGGCTCTTCCCCCTACCGTGAGGAAACGCTCCAAAAATAGCGGCCCTGACGTACTGTACATGAATAAGGATACGTATCGATCTTCTCCTCCGAAAAAAGAATCGTCAGCTAAAGAGTTTTTAGACCGGCTTAATGAGACGTTTAATACAAAGCTGACAGACGACATCGATCACCTTCTCTCTGAGGTTTACAAGAGAGGGTGGAAGATTTCCACGATGGAGTTCGGCAAAGGTTCTAAGTACGTTATCCGATTCCATAGAGAGGTAGGAGATTCAAGATCTCGCATCTTTGTGGAAAAGGGTAATACAATGAAAAAAGTAGTCCTGATGGCGCTAGAAAGAGTTCTGGCTCAAGAGAAAGGACGCTATGAGAAACGGATAAAGGGCTCCCGGAAGAAGTGATTTTTCTTCTTTTTTGGAGCCGCGTACGTCGTTTGCTTCTTTTTTACTAAAAAAGTAAAAATAAAGTCTTGACCAGAGAGTCTCTTGGTATTACAAGTGTAGTCCTGATTACAGAATACAGGAGGCTCGAATGGACAAGGTTAGCAAAAGTGCTTTGCAAAACTATTTCTTGTTGAGGAAGAACCTCGAACATCCGTCGATCGATGATGATGCGACTATTTCTGCTGTACGTGATGCAAAGGTGTTTGCTCTTCCGCCAGCCCTTTATCTCCAAGTGTGGAATAAGGTATGCGCGTCGATTTCTGAGCAAGTTCTGGGCGATAATGTTTGTGACTGTGAGAAGTGTGTAGAGAAAAGGGAGTTTAATGAGGGGCAAGCCTCTGGGATAACGCTCTCAAAGCATTTCTTTAATTCGCATGACTTGGATGACGGGGCGATAACTCCTTTGCAATCTCTCACTAACTGGATGGTAAACGAGGATAAAGAGGGGTGGAATCTCGGAGGAGACTGTTTCGACAGACCTCTTCCGCATAAACCTTTCTCTAATATGTATTTAGGTTACGGAGAGGGTGTTAAGCTTGGCATCGATCAAGTACTCGTAAGGGAACAACATTTAGATCCTCAGTATGCGGACGAGGATACTGATTTAAATTTCAGGCACCTTCGATCTTCTTGGATGCACCTTACGGGAAACGTAAACCTACACTCGCTTAGCAGGCGAGCACCTTCAGCCCTCCTTTTAGGTCACTTGTTTACGGAGTGGGGAGAGGTATACGAGGCTGTCAACTACGAGTTTGACGTATATTTTAGTGTTCCCCCTGAGATGTATTCAGAGGAGTGGCACAAAAGGGCTATTAGTGCTGTAAGACGTGCTTCATCAGGGTTTACGACAGCTTCAACGCTTGTTGATAAGCCTGCGCTAGGGAAGTATATATCAGAATTAAAGCGACGTATTTCAGTTGTCGATTGGGATAATTTTGTTGCCGATCGCTTGTCCGTTGATGTTAGAGCGGACGGATCTATCGCTGACATACGTGTTAGGGGAAAAGCATCCGTGGTTAACCTACACATGGTACGAAACTCTGGTTGGTCACGGAATTTAAATTCTACGATAGGAACCGCCCTTGATATTCCTAACTTTAGCGGACTGGAATCTCGTTGGGGGCTATGTCTCTCGATGACGTCCTATACGGTTCCCGCACTCCTTAACCTTCTTAATGAGAACAACAAGTCTTTTACGTTAGAGAGGTCTTACGACAAAGAGACAAGACGAGAGATCACCAAAGAGCATAAGGCATCTCTTCCGCGCCTTAAAAAGGGGCGTAGAGGTCTTCCGGCGTATTACGTAATTAACGTAAATTACAGAGATTTGAAAGATCCTACACCGTCTCGGACAACCTCTTCTGAAAAGCGTTCTCGCCAAGGGCATAAGCTAGCGTATAGACATGATCGTGACGGGCACGAGCGCGTTCTTATCAAGAGAGGGACGTTACCTCTTGATGCGTACGAAGAAGACGCCCTCTTGATGCGAGGGTATAGTGTGTACACAGAAGGACAACCATCTGACGAAGATCAGTTGCGTCTTGTTCGTCGTAGACAACCTACGAGGAGAGAGGGAGAGTGGATTGCGCTTAAGACTTCTTGGGTAAGGTCTACTGTAGTAGGGGATGAGTCTCTCCCGTATAAAGCTGCTGTTCGGCGCGTGTCGCTGGGAGTTGCAGAAGGGTTACTCAAATAAAATAACGGGTGAATATCGGGTTTACCAAGGAGGGGTTTTTACTAAAATACTCTAATTGTTGACTTTAGTAACAGGGGTAGTATATTGGGAATAGGAGGATCTACTGAAATGGATGTCTCGATAGAAAACCCAGATAGTACCGAAGCAAGTGTTGAGAACAGATTAAGGTTGGAGATTCTGTTGCTACACCCGTGGCACCGTAAGCACTTCAACCTTGCTGTGTTCGACAGCAGGACAAATTCCCTTCATGGGGATAAGTACTCGCTTTACTACCGCGATGGAAATGTTTCTATGCGTTAAATTTAGGCCTTGACTGTGGGACTACTTAATGGTAAAACTAAGTAGTCTTTACAGAATAAGGAGGTCTATATGCGATTGGCTTCTAAAGAGAAGTATTCTTCTCCGTGCAGCAAAGCGTTTCTTGTTGCTGAGTTCAATGCCCACGCCAAGAAAATTGGTGTGCGTTCAACAGCGGAGTCTTTCACTCGCCAGGAGTTACTTCGGTGGGCGGAAGAGATGGGGTTCTTAGCATATCTTGAAGAGCGGGCAGAAATTATCAAAGTTCTGGATGGCGCAAACATCTCTTTTGATGTAAGTCAGCCCACCTATGAATTGGTAAGGCTTGCTGTTGGGTGTGCCATTGAACGTTACGGAGTTGCAGATCTAGAATCTTTGGGACGTAATCTGAAGTTTTCACGAATTGCTAAGTTGAGAGATAGCTAAAGCCATATGACATCAAAATGGGTAAGCGGCGACGAGTGGGCCTGTACCAAACACGCTCCTAGCATGTATATGCCTGCTTCGATTCCTTATTGTTTATTGTGTCGCGCTCCGCGCCCTCCGGGGATGCCAGTTGAGTTGAGAGTGGTACCTCAGCCTGCGCGAGAACCTGAAGAGGTAGTAGAGAGCGATGAGTGTGCTTTAGAAGGGTGTTCTTCGAAAAGAAGATCTAACTCCAAGTACTGTAGTCGAAACTGCTCTAATAAAAACGCTCGTAAACGGTATATAAAAAGAAAATCTGTATAAGGAAAATATTTATTTTGAGTACAAAAAAACTAGAAAAATCCGTGTCTTCTGAAGAGTTTAACTCTTTGGTTACTGATGTTTTACCGAACCTTGTTAAAGAATTAAGTAAATTTAATTATAATTTTGAACGCGCCTTGGATTATTATGCCGTGGAAACCTACGGAAAAGTACCAAGGACTGGAAAGGGTGATAGGGAGAGTAATAGTTGATGTGTTTGCATCCGGGATAATAATCCTGCCACTGTTAGCAGTGCTGGTATTGTTCCAACTGCCTTCCTTTTATGCGTTCATAGGATATTGCGTGTTTGCGATCACTACTGTATCGGTGGTGAACGGAGACAATCAGTTCTTTCGACGTAAATACTTCCACGAGTTCGCGCTAGATTTCGCTCTGTGGCCAGCGTTCTTGGTAATTGCTTTAAACAAAATCCTAAAAGAAGATTTTGTATAAAAGGAGTTCAAGTGGAGGACAGGGACATGGCAAAGCAAGTTGTATTGGAATCACGGACAGAGTCTCTTCAGGCGCAGTTAGCGGAAGCTGTAGAGCGTATTCGTGAGTTGGAGATGATAATTAGCGATCTGAATGGGTGCCCTTGCGGTAAGTGTAACCCTCGACGACCGTAATAAAAAGTAAAGGCTAGCCTGTTACCTGGAATAGATATAGGCTCGGTATATATAAAGGAGAGCACATATGGCAGATAAGTGGTATCCCCACGGTTGGGAAGAAACTCAGATTCAAGGGGTTCTCTCTGAAGAAGAAGTAGCAGGAATTCTACGTTCTTATAATTCTCTGGGCACTGGAGTATGTAAAGAATCGTTACATAAGTCTTTTAATGCTTGGTGGGTACGGAACGTATTGTCTCCTGTTAAAAAGAAGATAAAGAAAGATATCCCACCTTCTGTAAAAGGGGAGTGGTTGCGCGAGTGTGTAGCTCGCGAACTAGCAGTTCGAGTGGTTCAGTCTTCTGCTTTACGTTGGTTTGGGAGAGACTTTATGACGTGGGTAGATCTTGTGGACGCCCCTTGTGAGGCTTTTGCTCCCGCCCCACAGGACGATGTTGTCCTCGAAGAAGATCAGGAAACGAATTAATGGATATACGAGTCCTTTACTGGGCATCTTGTAGAGACGAGACAGAGGCTTCTCTCGTTGAGGAGACGAAGCCTGTACAGAACAAAGAAGACAAAATGAGCAGTGATAGTCCTTCTAAACCTCGACGCAAAAGAAAGCGTACAGATAGAACGGGTTGGAAAAAGTAAGGTTTACCTATATAGTCGCGGTGCGCCTTTCGGGTGGCGTGACATACATCGAACCATAGACCTTTTGGAGGACCTCTGGTGTCGGTTGATGCAGGTGCTTGAACCACATATAGAGCAATAAAGCTGCCCGGAAGGCGTTCTTGTCTTAAAAACGCAGCATTAAATGTTGATTATGTAATTAGTAGTTGACTAAGAATACTTGTTCTGATATAAGATAAATATAAACTAGTAGCGAAAACACAAATGTTGTGTGTTTTGCAAATTTTATTATTTTGGAGGTTTTTATGAGCGTAGCTAGCTATACAGATAGAGAGGGGTTTACTTTCAGAGTGTTCAGTACCCTTTATATGGATTGGGGATTAGAGATTACTGATCCTGACGGAAATACTCTTTTTATTAATCCTCACGCTCTTTCCTCGGAGTCATACGGAAATAAGCCTAATCCTGATAAGGATTTTGTAGACTGGGATGAGGCATACGATGCCTTACTAGAAGGGGACGAAGATGCGTTCGTTGCGTGGGACGAAAACGATTGGCGATCGGCCCTTCAACACGAATCTGATGAACTAATAGAGGCTTACACGGTTTCTTGTAAATCGTGTGAAAAAGTAATCAATTACGACACTGCTAAAACAGACAAAAATATAGATTTTTTCTGTGAAGGCTGTTTCTTACATTAATGCTCGCCGCACCTCCTTGTAGGCGCGTATGACGTCTCTACAGCAACCCGGAAGCTGGGCGGCGAGCCGTAATCGGAGAAAGTTTTCATTATCTTGCAATCTCCGACTTCCATAAAGGCAGTGACAGGATCATACCGGTGAGAGCGGAAGCATCGTTAGGAAGTCTGCTAGAAGATGACCTTCTTCCGTACCTACTCAGCATAAATTTTTGTATAAAAAAGTAGTTGACACAGAATACCAAACAGTATACAGTGCGGTTCTAGATAACAAAGGAGCGCCTTATATGTCTTATATAGAATATGACCGACCTACTAGATCGGAGCTTCTTCAAGAAGCCTTTGAAGAGAGTCTTGAATGCTCTGAATGTGGAGCAGGATATTCTTCTATTGAAATTACGGGCTCTGAGTGTTTGTGTAATGATTGTAAATTTGAATGGGATTTAGACGCAGTGAGCGGTGGTTGCGGTGGTTGCAGCCCTAGCGGATACTGCGGATGCATAATGGGGTAATAGAGATGAGCGAAGAAACTCAACAAATTCGTCCTTGGGACTTTCACAAGAAATTTAACTCTTACGCGGAGGCCGACTCTGCTAGGAAAAAACTCCTAAAAAAGGAGAAAAAGATCGAGGTTCGCGTGCGTCGTCGTCCTGACGATACCTACGACATTAAAACGCGTTCAGTAAAAAAATAGTAGTTGACACAGAATACTAAATAGTATAGTGTGTCTATATAAAGAATACAGGAGGTTCTGTTATGTACCCGTTTGACCTTAAAGAGTACGAAGTAAAGACTATCTTACAGTTTTTCCTTTACCACATGCCTATGGAGCAGCGGAGCCAGTTAATGGCTGAGTTCCCTGTTATTTACAACAAGCTCGTAGGGAAAGAGATTGCAGTGTCTGTGATGAAGAAGAAGTTGGATTCTTTGAATTTCTTAGCCACTACTCTTCCTGATCACAACGGTGCGGTTCCTGGGGAGGTGGTATAGTGCGAGTTCAAGTTTATTGGAATCTTCACCAAAAGTGTTGGTCTGTGGTGTCCCTGGAGGGGCACCGCAAGGGTCGTGTGGTAGCTCACACGGACAAAGTCTTTATTCGTGATGCGTCGTTTGTGGTGCAGCCCGCTGGTCGCGATCGAGTTAGGCGCGAGAAGAAGAAAAACGTTCATGCGTTTGTGCGCGGTACGTGGATGACTTCTTTGGAAACTGGGGACGGTTGGAAAAAGATAATCTACAACCCTTACAAAGATGAGAGTTTTATCTTTTCTGATACAGGGCACCCTGTGTTTGCTGCTAAATCGGTTGCTATGTTTGGTCCTCGTAATGTGAGGGTATCTTTATAGCGGTGTGCCGTTGACATGTGGGTAATTAAATGGTTTTTTGTTTACCCTTTTAGAAAATACTTTTAGTATCAAGGAGTGGACTTAGCAATGATACCTTGGACTGTTTTTTATCTCTGGGATAACCGAGAGACTTCGTGCGTTGCTGTAGGCGAAATAAGTGCGCCGCATTCGATTAAAGCTGCCAAGGCTGTTGCTGAAGAGGAATTTGTAGGTGAGGTGATCACCATGATTCCTGGGTGCCACATGAAAAAGACGTATTTATTTACAAAAGAATTCGAAAACGGCACTGTTCCGTTTCTTCATGTTGACGGGGATAAGACTTCTTCTATTTGAGGAAGACCTTCATTTTCTAAATTTGGGGATTATATGATGTTCTACGTTAAAGAGATCGCTGGTGGTCTATTTTTTGCTGCCCAGATGGCTATTCTGGTGTGGTTAATGTCTGCTCTCTAAATGGAGGTGAGCGCAATGGAAGAAGTTTCAGAAAACGATGAAGTTGGTGGAAAAGTACACACGGGTGCCGTGATGTTGGGAGGCGTTTTACACTGTATGTTGCGTGCGATTGATGCGTTTGCTGCGGGCGGCTACACAGAACAAGCAGATTATCTAAAAGCTGTGGATTTAGAATTAAAGCGTAGTTTGCAACCCCTTATAGCTTTGATTTCTGAGGAATTAGATATTCCTGAGTTGAGGGGTGGCGTGCAAGAAGAACAAATTGAGGAATCTCAGGAAACTGAGGATTCTCAAGAATAGATTGTGCTGGGATAAGCTCCAGTGCGGGGGTTGTGTTAACTGACCTCTGAGGCTCAAGGCTTAGGCTAAAAAGGACCTGCAACCAGAGGATGTGGAATGAACGGCGGAGGTGGCTAGACCACCGGAGATGCTGCCCCACTGGTCGTTGTGTGAAGTAGCGTAAGCTCTCTACCACGCTCTGTCTAACCCGCATTACAACCCGACGTGTCCACCCGAAAGGGGTCGTTGGGGGGCGGGGACAGTTTGGACGCTGGCATCGTGGGAAAATAGAGAGCCTTCACTTTTTTAAAAAATAACTATTGACTTCGGTACCGAGAGGTAGTATAGAGAGACTCCACCTTAAGGAGGGGTGTTATGGATTTACGTACCGTCGAAGTAATAGAATCGCATCTTTGTATCGAGTCCAAAAATATCGAGAAAGCCGTTTCTTTGTTTACTGATTTAATGGAAAACTATTGGATTCGTGGAGTAAACCAGGATGATGTTTTATGGGTGCTTAGAAACTCTACACAACCTGCATCTGAAAATGTTTTTGATGCTTTTTCTTATTTTGGATATTACTTTTCTTCGGCGCTTAAAAACTGGCGGTTTGATGAGAGCAAGGAACATCACGTAATTTCATTTTGCCGAAAACGTAAGAAATGGCACGACGATGATCTATTGTGGACTACTTTAGCACCCTGCTTTTCCGAAGATAGTTACATAGCATTCCGGGAAGAAGGCGGGGCGTACTGGAAATATGAGTTCAAAGGAAGATCTCTCCAAAAACGTACCGGACATATTGAGTGGGTATAAAAATACCTGTTGACTTTGGTACTAATAGGTAGTATAAAGAGACTCCACCTTAAGGAGGTATATAGAATGTTAAAAGTTATAGACAGAGAAGATTATGAGTTGGTGTCAGATTCGGCTTGGATCACCGTAGGCAACATCAGCGTCTACATTAAGAAAACAGATGAGGGTGTTTCCGTTGACCTGTTCCCATTGGGAGAGGAAATGGCAGAATCTCCGGCAGGTACTTGGTTAACTTTTGCAGAGGCCAAGGGGGCATAGAATGACTGATAGAATTATTAAATTTCCTTTTTATCTTACCCTAGAGGATTACCACGACGGTCCAGAACACGCTCACTTCTTGTCGCGTGTGTTGGGAGGGCGTCAGGTACTGTGTAAGGAGCTTCATACAAATGACGCTCAGTACGCAGAAGGGCAGACAGGGTACATGTTTAAGTTCTTCTTGAAGGGGGCAGAAAATGATTAAAATAGGCGATGAGATTATGTATCGACCCTCGTGGGGAAGTGGACCTCTTACTCTCGTGTGCGTTGAACACATGTCAGTAACGGTTGAACCGCGTAGTAAGTATGGAGACGATGTCGAAGAAGTTACGTGGGATCTAATTGAGGAAAACCGCGTAGTTTTCTGCCTCGATAACGGTAAGTGGGCATACTCAGACCAAGTCGATCTCGATGCTACTAAGAGACTACATTGAAAAATCTACAAAACTAAATCTGTACTAAAAGAATCGAGAAAAGTATGAGATACTCGGATAGGTGAGGAACGGAGTAAATGGTCTACAGACACCCTGAAAAAAGCATGTACTTTTGGGTCCGCGTAAGTAGGAACCCAAAGAGACAAGAAATGATCTTGTTTTTCGGGGACGAAGGAGACTTTAACTACTTTAAAGGACGTAACGGATACCCGTGCTTCTTCCTTATCACACCTCCCGGATCTGCACTCAGCTTCTGGACCATCAACAACGCAGGAGCGACGTTTACAGATAAACAAAACGCCGCTAAAACTGCCGCTAAAAATGCTGCTACAGCAGGAGGATGGTTCGTCGTAGATGAAACAGACCAAATAAAAGCGTTCTATAACACCTAATTCCAGAGAGATACATGGACCCGCTATACCAAACACTATTAGCCACTATACCAAATCTCAAAGAATACGTGAAAATTACACGCACAAAAAACGACGAATCTAAACAACAAATCGTCACAGAAAACGACGAAATCAAACATACAAAATATATCGAAAACTCTGAATAAATTGGGACGCCTAAGATTTAATCTTTTCCCAATACTTTCACACTCTTATTGAATATTTCAGATTACTTTTTTGATACACAATATATACAAAACATCAAGGTAAATTACCTGTAGTACTAAAGGTATTTATTCTTTAGTTCTTTAAAAATAAACTTGGTCTTTTTTTACGTTTTGCTAACTTATCTTTGTACTCACGGAGGTAATTTACCAATGAGTAGAAACACCCATTATTTAATGCTAGCGATGTTATACTTCGCGATCTTCTGTATATCTGCAATCGCACTCAGAACGAACGCAATCATCCTCACAGCATTAGGTGGAATGCTGGCTACCGTGCTTTACCTCTGGGCCTGTTATCTAAACAGGAGGAGATGATGATCACACGGGGGCAGCTTCACCAAAAGGGGGTGATCTTTCATGAGAGGCCAACAGGGCCGGGTGGAGTTGTCCCCATCCTATGAACATAGAACAAACCATAATCGTAACATTGTTCTATATCACCATCATACCCGTGATGTACCTATCCACTAAAACATACGAATTATCAAATGACTGCTACACCAAAGAATCAAAACGATCTATAACAGTCACACTATGTACCATCGTACTAGCATGGCTAGCTTTTATCTTTCCATTCCTTAGGAGATACTGTGGATAGAGATTCAATACTTTTAGATATTGCCCGCAAACACCTGAACATCAAATCGTTCCGAATGAAAGGAAACGACAACATCGATATTAAAGCTATACCCGTGTGGGATCTTAAAGATGCACTCGTCGCCGCATACAACGCAGGTAAAGCTACCTTCAAATCATGAACGAACAAGAAAACGAACTGTATGAGGCTATATACACAGATTTAAAAGTAGACGCCCAAGGATTAAAGAATGAACGAACAAGAAATCATAAACTTACTCAAAGCACACCCAAGAAAGAACTCCGACCTGTGGGAAGCATGGGAAATGCAAAATACAAGATTAGATAGAGTACGGGCCATGTTCAAGAAAGCACAAAAGAAAGGACTTCCCGTAGATCCACTAATCGAAAAACTAGACGAAGCTATACAATACATAAGCAACGTACAAAAAGAACTGAGATAAAATACATAATCCGTAGGAAATTGAATCTGCCTACGGGGCTCTTACGTACAGTTTTTTTTCGATCGTTCACTTTGAGTCTGTGCGTAAGAGCCAACCATCTACAATAAAAGCCCATTTACATAATAAAACTCAATTACACACAATATCCCTCAATTACCTCAATACCCCTCAATTACACACAATACTCCTCAATTACACACAATACTCCTCAATTTGGGAGTTCCCGTCTCTACGCGGGAACATTAAAAAATATTATTAGTATATTTCACAATCACAATTAAGAGTATGTCGAGTCTTACAGGTTTCTAGTTCTCGTAATTGTGGTACAATACCCTGACACTGGCAGGCAGACTACAATCGTGGGTACAATTTATTTAACAACAATTGTATTAGGTATTGACTTACTCTGCAATTTACCTTAGGGTGTCTTAAGAGAGTGGCTGGACAATCCCAGCAGGTTACTATAAAGCAATAATTTTAATGGAGAATTTACATATGCGTTTACAAGGACAGAAACAAAGCGGTGTAAAGATCGCAATTCAACCGTATCCTTATGTTAAGGGTGAAGCTAAAGGAAAGAATCGTAGTTTAATGGTTCTTGAGGCTACTACTGACGAGGTTTACGCTTTTATCGAAGAGTGTTTCCGTAAGTTCAGTGAGCAGGAAGATGACTAGGAATTTTACAATTCCTTCGGAAAGTTGGGTGTAAGTCTATGCATCCTCCTTTCCGGACAATTTTGTTAGGAGGTGCTTGTGGAAGATGACCCATTGTTTGAGTCTATTAAGGAGATCACGGACGATCTTCTACTAGAATTTAAAGAGTTTAGTCGAGATTACCCACTATTAACCAAAATGTTCATGGACTTGGTTGCTATAGTGGCTCAACAAAACGAACAAATTTCTCTACTTTCCGGATCTATCGAATCCTTGTCAGAAGGTATGCTAGAAACTGGAGTCCTAGTGAAAGAACACCAGTGGAAACTCGATATACTAAAAGAGAAATTTATAGATTTAACAGAGCTTGCACAGGAAGACTCAGAGTTTTCTGACTTTTCCAAGGAGAAAAAGAAAGTTCTTCTAAATTAATATAAATACATAAAACTAACAGAATCGGCGCTCTTCGGAGCGCCTTTTTTTTGCTCGGTAACCGAGTGCGTCTCTATTATATTTTATTTTATACAAATTTAGTACTTGACCCAGATTCCGTTTATCCGTATTATGGTTCACATATAGAACAAACGGAGGTCGTTATGTCAGTATTAGCTAAGGGGATCGAGTTATCCCACAACAAGAAGACGGGTCCTGTCAGTGCTACTTATGCCGCACAGCCAAGTTGCCCGCCCTCTTGTCCGTTTCTTAAAAACGGGTGTTATGGTGAATCAGGGCGTGTAGGTATTCACACCGCACGACTAAATAAATCTGCTAAAAACTCTGATTCTGTAGAAGTCGCTAAAGCAGAAGCAGCAGCCATTGATGGACTCACGGGTCTTATGGATCTCAGAGTTCACGTAGTCGGCGGATGCAAAACAGAAAAAGAAGCAAAAATCGTAGGAAGCGCCGCAGCCCGCTTTATGAAGCGCCGCCGCAAAACCGACGCTTGGACCTATGCCCACGCATGGAAGACGATCAAACGCGCCGCTTGGGGAGTTATGAGCGTACTTGCATCATGCCACACTAAAGATGAGGTCAAGCAGGCGATGGCCAAAGGTTACGCAGCCTCAATTACAACTGCTAAAATGCCAGAAAAAGCATACACGGAAGACGGGATCACATACGTCCCCTGCTTAGAGCAGACGAAAGGGATCACTTGCGTTGAATGCCGACTGTGCCTAGACGATAAGAAACTCTTAAAAAAGAAAATCGTAATTGTTTTTGAATTACACACCGCCGCAAAAAAAGCATTCGCGGCACTCAATAAGGCTTACAAGTCCTGGGGAGTATAGAAAATGAGTAAACAATGGTGGAGCATAGATGACGAGGAATCTGGTAAAAGTCTGAGAATTTGGGCCGCAACTCTAGAGGAGGCAATAGCTAAAGCAGAAACGGTAGACTACTCGTTGTATGAGGAAGACGCGCAAGTCTCCCCCACTAAACACCTCTACCCTTTCTGCAACGACTAGTAATAATTTAGTAGTTGACTAGTAATACTAAATTTTATACAATAGTGGTAACTTAATCACAGGAGGTTTCCAATGGGTGACAATAGAGAGCCGGCGATAATAGAGGCAATTTACAGTGTGTCGTTGCAATATTCTATAGAGGAGGTAGAGGAGAAATTAGGTATTTCTTGGGGGGACGTAAAAGAGTTTTGGGTTAAATGGGCTAGTCTTTTCGTCCACATGAAGGACGGTTCGATACGCGAGTTCTTTCAAGGCCCAGAACTGGACGGTTTTGACTGGAAACGCCCAAACGAGGTAATTGTGCTGGATAGTAATTTCGAGGAGGTTTCCCAATGAGCGAAAAACACGAATATTGGACGTTTCAGTTTACCAATGACCCTAATCCCATAACTATGGGACCAATAGACATTGGTAAGCCGGTAACTGCACAAGAAATCACAAAATACATAAAAAAGAAATACGAGACTTCGCTGCCCGTGCAAGTGTGGCCACACACCCCGTGGTGGTTGTAGGTCTTGACAGTTTTCCTAATTTGCTGTAATAACGCCCTAGAGATAGGGCGTTAATTCTTACAGTTTTATTTACTTTTAATAAAAAAGTATAAACTTAGGGGTTGCAATAGAATCTATAATGTATATACTGAGTATCAAGGTCGGTGATGTTACCGGCTTTTATATGATACTTGGAGGTCGTTATGTTATTTGCAATTCACGCTACGTTGCCTGCTCCTGCTCCGCTGTCGGACATGCAGGAAATGTTGGTTTCTTCTGAGGAGTTTTACAACGAAATCGGGGAGAGAGATCGACACGTTATCGAGATTGATCTTTTTGAGGACGATGAGTATAGGGATTATAAGCCTACAGAGCCCACGCCCCATGACCCGTACGGCAATAGGAGAGTCTAATGAAATCAGAAGAAATTATAGAAAAAATTAAAGAGGCAACCGACAAATGGGAGGATCGCTCCGAGGAAGAGAACCTTCTTGTATGGGAAAGCCTGTTTGGTTTAATTTGTGACAAGTCGGATGTGGGCGAGATACGCGCCGCTTGGAAGTATTCAGAGCCCGGATACGTCATTAAAAATGAGCGTTTACCTATTCTCTTTGCCGATTTGAATCACCCGGTAATGGTAGCTTTCTGTGATTTCACAGATTGGCTCGGCGGAGTTTGTGATATTCACTTCTCGGAGGGGTGGGAAACTTGCGACGATTGTGGTGGCGCTGTCCGTTACCTTCCCGACAGTTACGGGTGGAAACAATACAGTCTTCGTCATAGTGATGGGAGCGTTACATGTGGCGATTGCTTGGCGGAAGACCCCCAGCGTTATTTTTCAGAAATCGCTGGAAAACCACAACAGGCAATAACAATTGATTCTCTACGTCCAGAGGAACACGGATACGTGCTGGTCAATGCAGAACCGTTTGAATACGGTATACAGGGAGGACAGAAGTCTAGTCCCTATGCAATTTTCAATTGTTTACAGACTGTGGATTTAGCTACTACCTCAGTTTTTAAGATCAACGCTGCGGAACAATTTTCTGTAAAGTTCTCAGTTTATGTCTTAGCCGGGGATGAGGAAACGGCTCGTGATGCTTTACGTACGGGCAATACTAATGTGAAAGTGGACCCGAAACTCGCAATAGAGCGAGGATTGAAAGCCGCAATTAAGGCTGTCCAAGCCGGAGCAACAGAGGTCAATATCGACTTGGACGATCCACAATACCACAATTAACACTTGGCGACCTCCGAGTGATGGGAGCAGAAAGGTTCGGAGTGCCATCTCCCTCTGGACTTTCCTGCTCCCTTTTTTTTACAATTTTCTTGGTTTAGGGGTTGCAAGACCCTCGTGAAACTCTTATAGTAGTCTTATTAATTAACTAATACTTTTATCTTTTTTTACTTTGGAGGTCCAGTGATGACACATAATCAACTAGAAGCAGCTAAGTTTTTTGCTGAAGCTCACGGTGCTACATTATCTGAGTGTGATGTAGAGTTCGGCCATGAGTGGATAGACGCGGATGGTAACTACCGCAGTTCAGGTCCTCGTAATCATCCCGCAGGTTGGATCGTACTGACAGTACATCGGAAGGGTACTCCCGCCGGAGGATGGGACCCGATCGCGGAAACTCCAATCGGCCCGCAGCATTCACCGATCAACATGAAGTGTGAAGCCTGTGATGTTGCCGCAGGAATTATTTAATTTTAGGGGTTGTACCAGACTCTAAAACCAGTAAACTAGAAAAGTAATTAATCACTTCGGAGGTCACATTATGTCGAAGATTAAATCAGAGTTTATCAGGATTGGTACAGATCGCGGCGGCTCAATTGAGGTTACTTTACGTCCCGACCGTTACGGTAAACGGGGCGAACAGGTGATTGTGGTTCGCACTGCACACGGGAAAGAGTTTCGTCTCGACCAGCGGGTTGAGATTAGCGATTTTCTTAAAATGTCATTAACAGAGGCTTTTGGTCTTCTTGATAATTTAGCGGATGAGTCGCTAATTGAACGCAAGAAGGAAACAAAGCGTGCAATTAAGACAGGCGCTCGAAAGCGCCGGCAATTGGAGGTGTAGCGTGAAACTTCACTCTTTTACTAAAACTTGGATTGAGTTTGAGGCGGGGCGAATCAGCCCCGCGCAGCTTTCTTCTGAGGATACCGAGGCGCAATTCGGTTGCACTCGCGAACACTTGTTTCCTACGATGCGGTTTCGTTGTGCAATTGGCGAGGATTCGTTGCCTCATGAGGTGACGTGGGTTCGGGGTGTTCGGTCGTATCACGGACCAGGACACATAAAAGCGGCAATTGTTCCTGCGGCAATTCGCAATAAGTTTGCACAATTCCTAGATCTCATAAAATCCTTAGATTCTAGAGGTGCGGTAAAGTGGAGGTCTGTTTCTTCCTTAGAGCGTAGACGTTTAGAGGATGATGCGATCGAATCTTTCAAGCGCGAGGATTGGGCCGCTGCTATTCCACAGCTAGGGCAACGGGTGATGTGGGCGAATAAAACAGCCTTTATCCATGATACCGCATGGTGCAAGGATGGCACCTGTCGAGTTTTGCTGTCCTGGTATCACCCCGAGGATGGAACCCAAAAGACATGGGTCGATTCTAGAGAAACCTCAAACCCTTACCCCTCATTACGTAACGTATTGAGTTAATACAGTTTTCCTTCGGTGATTTTGGCCCGGTGGCGGTTACTTTACAGGTAGTCCCACCGGGTTTTTTATTTAGGGGTTGCGTTAGACTCCAAAACCAGTAAAATAAGAGAAAATCAACCGAGAGGAAACTCTCAGACCAGGAGGTCACATTATGTCACACGGACTAGATATGTTTAATACGGAAGGAATCGCACGTATGGCCCACGCGGAATTGGTGAAGCCTTGGCATCACCTAGGACAGTCATTCCAAGAGGGAGACGGTATCAAGGTTTGTCTTGGCAAGGCTAAGATGGATTATCAGATTTTGGAGGCTCCGATCATGGCGCGGTTGCCGGATGGTTCGCTCTCACCCGTTGAGAGTCACAAACTGATTTACCGCTCAGATGATAAGCGGCACCTATCAGTGATGGGGAAAAATTACCGCCCGGTACAGTTCTTGGAAAGCTACTCGATGGTCGATGATCTGTTACAGGAAGCGCCGGTATCGATTCAATCTCTCGGAGTTCTAAAAGAGGGTCGGCGCTCGTTCGTATGCCTCAAGATTGAGGATGACGGTTTAGAGACGGTCCCCGGCGATATGTTGGAAGGGTACTTTCTTATCGCGGACAGTTACGACGGCTCGCTTGCTCTTACTTTTAAGTCAGTAGCAACCAACGTGGTGTGCCAGAACACGCTAGCTATCGCGCTCGGGGAGACGGGCCGACAGTACAAGTCGCGACACACCGCCGGAGTGCTCGGGCGCACTAACCTTGATAAGCTACGGGCCGCGTTCGGGATGTCCCGGCAGAGCCTAGTTGATTACGCCGAGACATGCAAAGCGCTTGCACGGGTGCGGATGAGCGATAAAGAGCAGTCAGAGTTTCACCGCCGCTTGATCTTAGGTAATAAGAAAGATACGGCTTTCGAGGATATGACAGGGCAGCAACGCCGCGCACTTGGCGAGCTTGAATGGGCGCAGTACAATAGCCCAGGGCAAGAGATCGAAGGTCGCAAGGGCACGGCGCTAGGCGCTCTCAATTCTGTGACGTTCTGGACTTCTCACATGAAGCGTACCGCCGGCAGCTACACCGAGAATCGCACTCAATTCTCAGTGTTCGGGACTGGTGATAAGATCAACCAGGAAGCGATGGGGCTACTACAGCGCCAGTATCAAATCGCCGCGTAGGTTCTCAATTTCCCCCCGCTTCGGCGGGGGTTTTTTTTCTCAATTTTGGAGGTTTCCACATGTTAGAATTTCCCACAGGAATCAATTTCGCAGTTAGCTCAATTTGTCATGCGTTCAAGAGTGAGTGCATAGGTTCAAAGGTTCTCGACAAAGACATTTTTCTAGACGGGGTCGAGGCGGCAATTGAAGCCCACGACGCAACGCAAGACGCAATTCCCGGTCAGATGTTTTTATCGCTCCCCGATACGGTAAACCGGGCGGTTTCCCCTGGCGTGGGCATGCCTTCGGCCTTTGCTGAGGATTGTGATTTCGTTGTCCGTGAACATCGCGGACGGTTTAACGCCTACCTTAGGCGGCGGCGGGCTATCGTGGCCCCTTATCCGGTGTCGGCGGTGGTTTACACTCGGGATGCTTACTTAGCAGATCCAGAGGTAGACGAAGAAGAGGCCGAGAACATAGGGCCGGATGCAACGCATGTTATCGTAGCGGTACTGTCAGGCCCGAGGGCCGAACTAACACCGGAACGCTTTGTGTCTAACCTTGCCGGTGGTAATCGAGAGGCGGCGACTTGGGACCTCTCGACTATTCTTGATAAGGCGGAGAGTATCAACGAATTCTGGAACGAATGGTGTTTAGTGGCTGATTAAAAATTTAGGGGTTGAACGGGACTCTGAAACTCGTAAAATTAGAAGAAATCACAGGAGGTTTTTATGAGTTCCGAACTCTGGAAAGAGGCCGCGAATGCGCGGGTTGCTGTTTTCCTTAAACGGGCCGAGCTTATGGATAAAACCGAAGGCGTTGATCGATGTCGGTCTAACGAGCGAGCCTTAGAGGCTCAGTTCGTAGACATGGCAGCGGGCGGCGATGGTTCTATCCGTGGTTCTTATCCTGGGGCTGCGCATCCCTACATGGGACGCGAGGCTTGCCGCCATTATTACCCTGGCTATCCTGACTATTACTTTCAGCAGGTGTGCCGAGGTATGGCATGGGGCGATGTTTGGTAAATTATCCCCCCGCTTCGGCGGGGGTTTTTTTGGAGGTTTAGAAGTGGAAGCATTAGATTCTGCGGGATATTTCAAATTGAGTGCGCTAGCCCTTGCTATCTGCAAGGCTAACAAACACGCTGGTGATGACTTAGGGCAAGATCAAGAACTAACAGAGGTTGATCGAGCCCTTAACCTGGTGAAGTTCTACTTGTCGGATGGTTGTCCTGATGGATCGGCAGCGGTGGCGATGATATATCTTGAGCCCACGCGAGGTATTGATCCCCCTTGGGACCCTTGGCATGATTCGAGTGATCGCATCATTCGAGAGGTTACCGAGAGCTTAGAGGGCCGCCTTGGCCGGTTTTGGATCGAGCCTGTGAATGCTGCCCGAGCGGCGGTTTACTTGGCTGATTAAAACTTAGGGGTTGAACGGGACTCTAAAACTCGTAAAATTAGAGGAAATCACAGGAGGTTCTCTAATGAACACGGTTTCAGGTGTCCCCGTAGCCTAGCGGGTGAGACGTGGTCACGTCTTAAAACTGGCCGACTCTTTTTTGCAGTGCTGGCAGGTCGTGAACGGTTCACGGTTTGCTGGTTTTGCTAATTTTTAAGGATTAAGATAATGATTTCAGCAGCTTATGGCGCAGTGGTTCTTTGTGTTTCTTTGGTGGTTCTCTTTACGGGTGCTTGGTTCTTCGAGCGTAGGGAATCGAAGCAGGCCGAACGGATGCACAGGGCCAGTATGGAAGCGGTGAGGGAGCGGTACAACGCTCACGTCTCGGAGCTTCGCGCTAAGTATCAGGAGCAGATCGAACAATCGGAAAGCTACCGGGACGCATACTTGAAAGCGGTACGCAATCAAGAGAGCGTAGAGAAAGTGGTTCTCGCTGAGATGTCAGCGGCGAATCAAGAGTTGATCCGAGCTAATGAAACGTTGACCCGTGTAAGGGTTGAGCGGGACGGTTTGAAGCTACGGCTTGCGTCGTTGTCTTCTGACTTCGCGGACCTTAAAACCCGGTCGGGTAAGGCTACGGCGGACATTAACGGGCTCTATCAGAAGATCTCTTCTCAGTTGGCGAACGGTTACGGGGACATCTCGGTAATCGAACTCGTGAAGTGGGCTAAAGGGCTCCGGTCGGGAAATGGCCAGTGGGTGACCTCGGAGATCAAGCGGGCTGCACGTAAAGCAGAACTAGACGCCAGGGTCTAGAGTATAGGGGCGCGGTCGTAATGATCGCGCCTCTTTTTTTTGGTAAATTTAGGGGTTGAACGGGACTCTAAAACTCGTAAAATTGAAAACAGGTCGAGAGATGAACTTTCGACCGTTTAACTTTTCGGAGGATTTAAAAGTGGAAACATTAACACTTGAAACATTGGCGGAAGGTATCAAGGGCGCTCGGTTCTATCACATTGACTATCTTAGTTCGGGAGTTACCCGAGGCGGGGTGACATATGATAACTTCCGAGGCTCGGCGCTCTATCAGTCGATGCCTTATGAGTCAACGAACCGGCGGACGGTTGAAGCGTTGCAGGGCTTGAACGTACAGGCATTGTATGACGGGCTGAGTCGTGACGTATTGACTAGGCCATACCGTAAGCCTAAGAAACTCGGCGGCGGCGTGGTACAGGAAACCCTAACCCTTGACGATATAAAGGCGGCGGTTGATCGGGCAGTGGCTAACCTTCAAGATAGAGAGGGAAGGGCGGCAAGGTATACTCAAAAAGGCGTATGGTCGCAGGTGTCACCGGGTGTCTACGTAAAGACAGAAGATCCGGCGGTGATACAGGTTCAAGGTTACCGGATACCGGGCACGTATAAGCGGCATCATGAGTGTGAAGCGATACGTTGGATCTCAAATTCGACGAAAGAATCACGCGCGAACGCGGTTGTCCAGGGCTGGGTACGGTCGGGCGATATTCGGCGGTTTAACCTTGATAATATCCAGGCGATAAGCCTTGGAGGTGTACGCTACGAGCGGCGCAACGGTCAGCTAGTCAGGCACTAGCCAAAACCCCACGAGATCTATTTGAAAGCGTAGATTTCGTGGGGTCTTTTTTTTGCCACAATCCCCTAGGACCAAACATTTTTCTATATGAACTAAATTTCAGCACCTGAAATATACCAAATAGGGGGTAGTCTGCCTGAAATACCTTAATTAGGGGGGTGCCGATTATTTGTTAAATTTCTTGAGGCAGATTTGGGTAAATTGTTAATAATAGATTATTCAGACGGAGAGGATTTCAATGGTTGTAGTGAGTGTAATCGGCGGGGCGGCAGTAATTTTGGCAGGGATTGTGTGGTTTAAGCGCCGTGCGAAGAAGAAACAAATTCAGCGCGAAGGGAACGCGTGGGTTACTTCTGTATCTAGTTTTCACAAGCGTGCCTCCCTTAACAAAAAGCGATAATATTATTCGGTTGCCCTCTTTCGCAGACTATGTCTAGATAGGCGAAGGGTTAACGGGTAATTGTGAATACACAACAATTGAAAGTCTCTCGTGAGGTTCTGTGCATGTCTTGTGGGACGTACTACACCTCTCGTGAATTACTAAGCTACTCTGAGGATTCAGAAGACAAGTTTACGGTGTGCCCTGTTTGTCAACACCACACCTATCTACGAGACAACCCGGTACCGGAGGAAATAGATGTTTGATGATATTGAGATGGTAAACTTGGGAGTTGAACCTGAGTTTAAACGGTTGGTGATGTCTTTGTGTGGACTACACAACGATCCACACCTACTAACAACCACCGATAAACTTCGGATCTCATGCATCGAAGCCTTGCGACTTAGCTACATCTTAAGTAAATATCTCGGAGTCGAAAAAGAGGAGTTCATGGAAGGACTACTCTCTGTTATAGAACTCGAAGACAGTAACGAAGAACAATATAACTAGAGGAATAATATTATGTCTGATAAGATTTTAATTCAACAGGGCGGAAAAGTTGTAGAACATAAGGTCCGTTCTGAGGTAGAAAGAAATACCGAAGAGTTATATACGGCCCTAAGTAACTATATGGGGATACCGGTTGAAAAACAGCCGCAGAATCTACTGGTAACGGGTATTGGTGCACTTGAATACGCATGTATCGTGGGAAAACAAGTTGGTGTTTCTAAGGAAACCTTCATGGAGTCCGTAACCAATGTCTGGGAACGACTCAACGCCGCAGGAAACCCACCAGATGGGACCGTTCGGGAGCAAGGACAAGTATAAGTTCTCCCGTATCTGTCGATTCTTCGACTGTGAATCCTACGATACCTGCCTCGATACTGCTGCAAACAGGAACTGGAAAGTGTTCACCTGTGAAGGGTGTGTGCTTGCAGAAGTATTAGAAGTTGTACCAATAAGTGTGGACCTAGAATGATGTATTATTCAGATAACGCGAAAGATGGCGTTACTAAACTTTTAGATAGAGTAGATGTCGCGCAGATTAACCGTAAGCCCTTGGTTTTTTCTGAAAATGAACTATATATGTTGAGGAATCTACTTAAACACGTTAAGTTTTCACTCGATAAACTTCCCAAAAGTGCCAGGTAGCACTTGTACTGAAGATATAAAGATGGGAACTTCCTTTTTACAAATTTAGGAATTTAAATGAATAACAAAAGAGTAAATAAGCGTCGGCAACTTGTAGCTGAGGGTACCTATATTACGCGATCGGATATTCGCCGGTCTAGGGGTCATAGCCAGGGAGTGGTTGCGATGCGTACGTTGGGTACGAACGATCCTACTGAATTAGACGGGGGTCGGGCAATTAAGCTAGCTAATACACCTTCGTATAATTCTTATATTTTCTATCTCGCCCCCAGGTGTTCCATCGGGAAGAAACAATTAGATACCGGTACTAAAACTGTAATGGTTAATACCGGACTACTCTTTATTACTGTAGAGACTAAAGAGCCTGGTAAAGGTAAGAAGTATACTACAGAGATTATGCAATATAACGCAGGTCAGATTATTACCTTTAAAAAGGGTAACCGATACACTTATTCTACAGGTAACGGGGAGGCTGAATTGCTTGTTATTGAAAGTGGGGACCTGACAGAGAAAACTCTGGAGCAACCACTGGCACAATTAGATGGCCAACAGCAGTATCAAATTGTGCGAAACCCGCGCAAAGATATTTCTAACGTGAAGCCTCGTAAGCGTATGACTAAAGAAGAGCGCGAAGCGTTTGGAGAAGCCTATGCCCTTGCACGAGGCCACGTAACTCCAAAACAAAAGAATGATTTGTCCAAGTCTATTGCTCGGGGTGATCACTTAAACCCTCCGCAAAGTGTAGTAGGTGTCAACCCTACGCCTATGGGCGATATTGGGGAAGACTACCTGGGATAGAGGGATGTAATGCCGCTTAAATCTGGCGATAGTGATAAAGTTGTTTCTGAGAATATTGAAGAACTAAAGCGTTCGGGTCGCTCTCAAGATCAATCCGTCGCTATTGCTTTATCTAAGAAGCGGGAATCTCTTGAAAAGTCGGGGTGGGACTACTTTGGTAGTTCTGATGTAGTTCCTGGGAAAAATTTTATTTTGTCTAAGGCCGACCCTGACCCTAAGACTAAGACTGCCCCTAAGCCTCGGGGATTGCCTAAGGAGGGTCCAAGGCAAACTCGTAAAGAGACTGAGGCGCAGCGGAAAGTGCAAAGGGCTGCTGAGAGGAAGGAGCGTGCTGCTAAGAAAGCTGCTGCTAAGAAAGCTGCTGCTGAGAAACGTAGAGTACGTATACAGACGCTTTCAAAAGAAAAGCAGATTAAACAATTAAAGAGGTATTGGGGGAAAGATTTCGACACGGAGAGGGCTGCGAAAGATCCTACGTATTTTAAGCAGCGGTTAGATGCAATGGTCGCCAATCCCAAGAGTGGGATGGTTAGTCAGCGTCGAACTGCCAGGAGGGGAACTTCTGGAGGCGGTAGTCCTGCTGGTAAGCCTCTGAATGAAAAGGACAGGAAGTATCTCCGAGAGACTCGTGCGTTAATGCGTACTCAAACCTGGAAGGCTAATAAAAAGCGGATTGGTGAAGAAGTTGCTGATTTGGTGTGGAAGCAGGGTTTAGATCCTAAGGGGAAGAAGGGTAGGAAGGAGCTTCGTCGTCTTTTAAAGTTAAAGAAAAAGGCGTTTGATCGGGATTTAAAAGAGACGGGGATTAAAGATCCAACAAAGATGGAATTCATCTACAACCCGGATACTAAAACGGCGAGAGAAGTTCCTAAGCCTAAGCCGGAGACTAAGCCTACTAAGGCTCCTAAACTTAGTCGTAAGCAGCGTAGGGCTTTAAAGAAGCAAGGGAATCTAAAACCTCTTTCATACGATCCAGAGAAACATGCTCCAGACCCTCGGAAAAGGTTTAAGTTAACACAGGCTAGGATCATACGGGATGCTCCGTACCAATACAGTCGGACTCTTCCTTTGGATCAGATTCCTAAGATAACACCTGCACCTAAACTTGATGGTAAACCTCAAGAAGGGCCTTTAAAACCTGTTTCACCTCCCCCGACTAAACCTGTAGTAGCACCTGCTCCTGCAACTCCGAAAGGGCAAGCAAAGCCTCTTCCAAGACGGCGGAGCAGGGCCACTATGCCGATGGTTCGTAGTCCTCGTCAGTTTATAGATCGAGCAATTACGCCGGCACCCGCACCTAAACTTAGTAGCCCTGCCCCTCAAGGTCCTTTAAAACCTGTTTCACCTCCCCAGGCGCAGCCTGTAGTAGCGCCTGTGCCTAAAGGAACCCTTCCTGTGAAAAAATCTAATTGGGATGAATTTGATTTGTTTAAAGGTAAATTGAGTGCGGAGGAACGCGCAGATATACCTAAAAAGGATTTTGCTATTCCTAGTAAAGCTGATGATGCCGAAGAGAAAAAAGAGCGGGGGAATTACCCCATTCCAGATATCGAGCATGCGCGTCTTGCTTTAGCGATGGTAGCTAAACACGGAAGTCCTTCTAAGCAGGCTATGGTACGTGCTGCTGTTTATGAAAAGTATCCAGAATTAGATAAGCGTAAAGAAGACTTAGATAAGTCTCATTGGGACGCGTTTGATCTAGAGAAGGGTATGGGTCTTGCTACTACCGTTGGTACGTCAGCAGCTAAAGCTGTTGCCAAGCAAGCGATGAAACCCGCCCCTATTAAGTGGGGACCTCAGAAACCACTCGACCCTAGTTCGTGGAAAACCGCTCCTAGAGTTGAGATTCAAAAGATGTCTCCTAAAAGTGGGAAGTCGTACTTTCAACTACGGTATGGTGACGACCCTGATAATTTAGGGGACCCTATTAATTTTAAAACTGGACGAGAAGCCCATAAGTATTCGAGTCTTATTCAGAGGACTGTTCCTAAGCGAACTACTCCTCGTGTAAGTGGGGCTGCTACCCCGCCGATCAAGAAATCATTAACGTTTAGTGGAGTAGAAGCCATGTCAGATTCTAATTGGGATATTTTTGATTTAAGTAAGGGTATGGGAATGCCTTCGCAGCCGGAGGGTCGAGAAGAGCCTGAGGAGCGAGAAGAAAAGAAGAAGGCCGAACCTAATCCGAATGAGATGCTTGAGCGTCACATGTCTGAAAAGGATGAGCCTCCTGTACAGAAGTCAATGGACCCTGTCTTAGCGGCTCGGATGCATCAGGTTGCTATTACGCGACGTGGGGCTAATGTGAGTCCTCAAGCAGCTTCGGTGGGAGCTTTTAACAATACTATTGCTAAGAGTTTTGCTCCGTCACCCACTCCTTATGTTGAAGATATGGTGAAGGCTGCACCTGTTGCTAAGGCGTCTCCTCAGCCTATGTCTCGTGATAGGTTTAAAGAGTTAACCCGTTCTAAGGGTGGTCGTGAGGAAATGAAGATTCCTGGCGCTCCTCAGGACTCTAAAGAGACCAAGGCTATGCAGGCTAAGATGAAGGGTGGTAGTAAAGCTGCTCCTAAGAAGACTGGGACTGGTATTTTGGATGCTATACAGGCTGGGATTAAGGATTTAAAGGACGCGGAAAAAGACGCGCCTAAATTTAAGCCGTTAACAAGAAAGTCTCCTTCAAAGCATCCTATGGAAGATGTGTTTGGTACCAAGCCTGAGAAGGCTGGTGAATTTGCAGGTACTTCGATTAAGCCTGGTGGGTCGATGTCTCGGGTAGCTACTAATCCTCGACCTCCTGTAAAGAAGTAAGAGTTAATTTAAATATTCTTAAAATAAAAATATGAGTACCAATGTCTGCGAACCTTTATTTAGATTCCAAGTTATTCAAGGGTATGGGGACGTCTGCTGTTGTTAAGCAGCAGTCGCGCCCTCATGTTGTAGCGCATAATACGTCAGGCGTTGGTTCTAGGGGTGGTCAGGCCTCTGGTAAGGTTCGTACGCAACCTCAGAAGGGTACGGTACCGGTTTATAAGTCTGAGGAAGATCCTAGGGATTCTACAGAGGTAGAAAAGGTTTCTGTTCCTGGGAACCCTTCAGTCAGTGGGCAGACTTCTTCGTTAGCTCCTCCTAAGCCTCCTAAGCCTTTGGCTTTACCGAAGCCTGTATCTCCTCCCAAGCCTGCTGCTTATGCTTCGTTACCGAAGCCTGTATCTCCTTCAAAGTTAGGAGTATTGCGGTCCTCTATTAAAGACCCTTCAGAGCGCGAAGCTATGATGAAGGGTTTAGAGGAGTTATTTGGTGTTACGGGAGATGCTTTAGAGAAGTCGTTTAATACGTTAATGGAGGCTTACCCAGGCCATCCGTTGGCTACGCGATTAAGTAAGGCTTTAGGTATGGAGCAGGGTATGAAAAATCCTGCCCCTAAAGAGACTGCTTCTGCTGCTTCTGCTGCTCCTGCTTCTGCTGCTCCTGCTTCTGCTGCTCCTGCTGCTCCTGCTTCTGCTGCTAAAGAGCCTGCTTCTCCTTCGGGTGGTCCTCCTGCTGCTGCTTCTCCTCCTGCTGCTCCTCCTGCTGCTCCTCCTGCTGCTCCTCCTGCTGCTCCTCCTGCTGCTTCGGGGGGATCTTATGAAGCTCGTCTTCGAGAGAACCAGCCTGGACGTACGGATTTTCCCGTAGGCGAACAACCGAAGAGTACTATTTCGTTAGCGTCCCCTATGCGTGCGCCGGCTATACCGACGTCTACAGATCCACATATCGGTCAGGTTGACCACCCAGAACATGGTACAGTTCACGCATATTCTGAGGGCGGTAATATTAATTTAAAAGCGGGGAGTAAGACGTTAGCAACTATCCCGCATAGCGATGTAATAGACCATCCGGTGAAAGAGGTTGGTGGGCACGCTATCAATGTAAAGGATGTTTTACCTGGGGCGGCACATGACATTGTTCCTTTACGTTCTGGGTGGGATAAGTCGAGCAAGGAGGGTGGTTTTCACCACGAAGAGGGGCAAGCTCCTCATGCAGAGGCTCACAAGGCTCAAGTTTCCAGTGAGAAGTTAGAGTCTGGAAAACACGACTTTAAGACTTTTAAAAATAACGTCCACGAGCGTTTGGTTAGTGGGGAGACAGTTGCAGTTCCTCAAAACCATGAGCACTTTGGACAGCTTGCACAACATGTAATAGGTAATGAAGATTATAGGGGCATAGGGGATCATACTACTGATGCTGGTGAGCGTCAGCGTCAGTTTATGGATCACTCAGACCCCCAGAATCCTAAACTTGTTATTGGGGCAGTACACGCTAACGCCCTTGCTGGCAGTGAACACGGTGTAGATGATAAGGGCAATACTTGGTTTGGCGGCGAGTCGCACAAGCACCATGCTGTTGAGGATGCACGAGATGCTGAAGGTGCTAAGGTAGCTGCTCCTGAGGTTGAGACTAAGGTAGACAAGCCTGCGGTAGAGACTAAGGCTGCACCTGAAGTAGAGACTAAGGCTGCACCTGAAGTAGAGACTAAGGCTGCACCTGAAGTAGAGACTAAGGCTGCACCTGAAGTAGAGACTAAGGCTGGTAAGTCTGAAGAGGGGGAAGATAAGTTTGAACAAACTATTAACACCCGGTTTAAGATATCCAGACGCCCTGCCACCAAGGAAAACCCAGAATCTTTTGACGTACTTCACAGAGAAAAGCTCGGACCTTCTCCTTCTGCTGAAGATCGAAAGTGGAAAACTCACAGTACTCATGCATCTCACGAAGATGCGAAACGCGCTGTATCTGAATTAGATGAGTTTGCTGGATTACCAGAGCAGTATAGAACTGCAAAGAAGCAGGAACAGTATAATAGGGAAGAGTCTCTTAAGAAGTTTGGTGAAAAGTTTGCTGGCACAACAAACGAGTTAGAAGACCACCTACAAAATCTTCATCGAGGTGCTTCGAGTCAGGAAGATTTAGATAAGATTAAATCCGAAAGTACTGGTGATGCGGACTACCATAACAAGTTAACTGATAAGTATAATGAGGCTCGCGCCCAGATGGGACAGCCTTGGGCGAAGCCAGGATGGCAACCCCACCCTAGAACAGATTGGAGGGGAAAGTCTGTTGCAGAGTTAGAGAGTCATCTTAAGGACAAAGAGGGATATTCTTCTTCTCAGCTTCAGGAGATTGCTAATAAGGTTGGTTTAGATGACCACGCTCCTCACGATGAGCGTCCAGGTACTACGACCACAGCTTCCCCTCACCCAGAGACTGATTGGGAGGGGATGTCTACTTTAGCGTTAGAGGGTAAGCTTAGGGATGAGGAGGGCTATTCTTCTTCTCAAATTAAAGATATTGCATCTAAGGCTGGGTGGGAAGATAGAGAACCCCACGACGCCCACTCTGGGATTACTTCTCTTGATGACCACGACGATTACCGTCGTGCTTTAGGGGCGGAATTAGACCGTCGTGGCAATTTACGACAAGATCACAGAGAGGCTTTAGCTCACGAGATAGATCGACGAGTTGACCAGAGACAAGCTCTAGGTCCTGGTAGGAAGACAGAGGAGTCTCCTGAAGAAAAACCAGAGCCTGACACACCTAGATATAATATCTATAACGTTTTAGAAGGGATGGTGTGGGATGACGAGAAAAATGAATACAGGGAAGCTGCTCCTGGCGAGAAGACTGATGGTCGTGGAAATTTAATAGAGGATACTGAAGAGGAAGAAACACCTGCGCCTCCCGGTAGCGTGACTGCTTCGGCTGCTGAAGAAGAGCCTCCTCCTGGGGGCGATCGAAACTTAGAAGATGCTTTAAAAGAGCAATCAAAGATACTTGGGGACTTTAAGGTAGGGGATGACACTCCAGATACAGGAGAGCCTGACACCTCTGATGCTGCTCCTGAAGACGCTCCTGAAGGGGATACAGATACAGGAGAGCCTGACACCTCTGATGCTGCTCCTGAAGAGGATACTCCTGATGCTGCTCCTGAAGCTGGTGTTGACACTCCAGATGCAGTTGACCAAGGCCCTGTAGAGACTCGATCTACAGAGGATAATGTAAAGGCGGCTTCTGAAAGTGAACACGTACCACCGGCTTTGCGTGATGTATTAAGAGACCTTCCTAAAAAAGACGCAGATTTTTCTCAAAAGCTCGCCTACATCAAGAAAGTGATGAAGGAGATGAAGAACCACAGCGACGAGTCTGGGGTTAATTGGTATGCTTTAGGTCAATCTTTAATGAACCCTGACCCGTTTGCTGCTGTCGAGGCATGGTTTGGGGCACTGGGTACTACTGCTGGTGCTCTTGAGAAGAAGTTTAAGGCTGCTAAAGAGCGTCGTGAAAAAAAGAAGGAACTACGAGACTCTTTGGGAATGAATGTCCCAAGAGGTATTAAAAGTAGAACTTCTAAGATCTTAAAACAGGATATATTTGGTCACGGAGATGTAGGTCGTACTGGTATTTTTGGTGTTGCTCGAAGAACAGTAGGCGATACTCGTTTTTGGACTAAAGATAGGCATGAAGCCTTCCATAAAGACCACGACGAACTAGAAAAAAGGTTTAATAAAGAGCGCGAAGAAAAGGGAGACTCCCGTGCGTTAAAGCATAAGTACGCGCACCTTTGGGATTTACAGCTTAGAAAGCACCGCACGTTAGCTAACGCAGAGAATGGTCAGTTTAAGCTTCACACGACACCGTCCCTTAAAGACTTAGAGCGTGTAGATGACATGATTGTGGGTAGTGTGGGGGACACTTCTTTTGGAAGTAATCCTAAAAAGTTTATGTCCTTAGTTAAGGACTCTCGAAAGTGGTCTAAAGAAGCTCAAGTAGAGTTTGTATCTATGCTTGGGCAAATGTTAGATGCTTCTCCACAAGACCGAGAAGCGGCTATTGAGGTGGCGGCAGCTAAAGCAAATCATTTAACAAAGTTAAATGAGAGTGGTCGTAAATTGTTTAATCGGGTTTCAAAGCCTTCAGACCACGCCCCTAAGCGAGAAGAGTATAAAGGTGCGGGAGTAACCGATAATCTTAATACCGTCTTTAATGACATTAAGAGCGGTAAAGATCTTATCGCAACTATCGCAGACCTTAAGCAAGAGTTAACAAAAAACAAGAAGATCGAGACTAGTAGAGAAGAGGCCAATAGAATGTTGGCTGACTATTTGAACGAAGTTGATTTCTCTTCTCCAGACGAACAAACTGCATCCGCATCTCCAGACAAGACTTGGGAAAATTCTTTACCGTCTACTAAAGATACTGACGAAGAAAAGTTTGAAAACATAAGCCCGAAAGAAAATGCAATGCATAAGCGCGGGTTTAAAGACGGTAGGACTGGTAAAGAGTACGTAATTGAGCATTTTGAATATAATAATCAGGGCGATCCTACGTACACTGTAAGAAGTGTAAACGAAAAGTTTAATCCAAAATTACCAGAGTCAGAACACAATAAGCGCTATTTCTATAGTGCTATGAATGCGCGAGATGTGCACAAGGCTGTAAAAGCAGGGAGGTACAAGCCTCATGCAATAGGTTGGCAACACGCTGCTACTTCGCAAGAGAGAGATCTCTATTTTAATGACCACCTTGCGGAGATTCAGGGTGATATACAACACAAGTCTGAAGCTGATCACTCAGACCAGGAGAAGGCAGAAAAGGGCATAGGTTCCCATAAACACTATAAATACGGCCCTACTAGCGTACAAGAGCATGCTAGAGTTGCACACTTTGGTACTCCTACCAACTTAGCTAACCCTAAACACAATGTTGGTCTTGGATTTGAGGTTAAGGAAGGCGATGGCAAGGATGATTGGGTCAACTATCAGATTGTTGACCACAAGTGGAAAGATGACGGAAAAGATTATTACGTCCTTTCCCACGTTGGAGCAGACGGTAAGCCGGTATCTGGTGACGATAGGCCTGAGGTTTCGGTAGATAAATTAAAATCGAAATTTTTATCCAAAGATAAGAATTATAGGGCCACCCATGTTGGATGGTCTGAATCCTTTGAGGACGACGCCGGTAAGCGTGCTTCGCATGTTAAACAGCAGGCAGATCTTCAATTAAGGTTAGGAAAAGGTCCCGAAACTACAAAAGAAGTTTCAGAAACGAAAGAGGACGTTCCTGTAGATGCGGCAGCAAGGCAAAAAAAGACTGACGAACCTACAACTGAAGGCGCTGAGTCGCCTACGTCGGAAGAGGAAACTCCTGAAAAAACATTGGATGCAATGAATACCGCTTTTAGTGGGCTCGGTGACGCTCTTAGTGTCGATAGGTATTTAGAGCAAAAATATCCAGATGAAGTAAAAACTCTTAAAGATAAGAATTTATATGATACTTTTAAAAAAGTTTCAGTGGCGTATACACGAGACAACCCTACTAGATCTGTACCTCCCAGAGCGTTTTTAAAACCAGAAGGGCTTGCCTACGCAAGGTCAAAATATCCTGAAGCGTTTAATGATGAAGAGACAGTCGACGACTTTGTTACCCGAACGCGTGCGGCTGCAAAGACGAAAAAGGAAACTACAACTAAAGGCGCTGAGTCGCCTACGCCGTACGAGGAAACTCCTGAAAAAACATTGGCTGCAATGAATACCTTTTTTAGCGGGCTCGCTGACGCTTTTAGTGTCCATAGCTTTTTAAAGCAAAAATATCCAGATGAAACAAAAATTCTTAAAGATAAGAATTTATATGATACTTATATAAAAGTTTCAGTGGCGTATGGGCTAGACAACCCTACTAGAGCTACAACTCCCGGAGCGTTTTTAAAACCAGAAGGGCTTGCCTACGCAAGGTCAAAATATCCTGAAGCGTTTAATGATGAAGAGACAGTCAAAGACTTTGTCAAGCGTTCGCGTGCGGCTGCAAAGGCGAAAAAGGAAACTACAGAAGCGTCTCCAGCGCCTGAGGCGGCGGAAGAGCCTGTGGTCGCGTCTGAAGAAGTTGCTGAAGAAGTTGATCCCGCGAAGCAAGAAGCTGAGGTAGCCGCTGAAGAAACTGTTGATGATACTCCGGGTACTGAAGTTCGTCCTGAAGTGGAAGATAAAGCGCCTGCTGACGAAGTGGAAGAGGCGGCTGGACTCATAAGCCCCAAAGATAGGCATTTACGGGAAAACGTAATTAAGGCGGGAGGTACTCCTAGAGAGAACATTGAGGTCAGGTATTCTGATCCAGAAGCCGAAGGTGCACATGCTAGTGTAAGGAACGGCGCTATTCGGGTAGGAAAGAACAATAAGGAATTACCGGTTAAATACGGACTTGTTCGAGTTGACGACATCTTACCGTCTCACCGAGATGAGGCTGGCGCTAAAGGGTTAGTGTCTAATGAAGATCGAGGATATCCTTCTTCTGGACAGCATCGAAAAGATCAATACGAAACTGCTAAGATTAAACAAGAGATAAACTTAGCAGCAGGTTCTCCTGGAGAAGATGATGCGGGCAACCCTACAGGCTTTAGGGCTGTTGATGTAGTTGATCCTAGCCACAGCCCTAATGACGGTCCTCCGACCATCACTTCTGACGGTGTAGTGATGGGTGGTACTAATCGAAGTGCTATAATAAAGAAGCTCTTTAAAGAGGGTCGGGGTGGCCTTCTTACAGATCATCTCCGTAAAGAAGCTAAGTCTCTAGGCTTGGACCCGGACAAGATAGAGGATGGGTGGATGCCTGTTCGAGTGATTCAAAAGAATCACCATGACATGTCTGGTGATGAGTTGTCTGCGTTGTCACGAGATTTAAACGCTGAAGTGTCTAAGGGTAAGACTAAGACTACTGTAGCGGCTGATGTATCGAGAGAGATGGGTCCTGTATTAAAGCACCTGAAAGACTTTCATGTAGATGACCATAAAAGTTTGAACAACTTTATTAATACAAAAGAAGGAAAACCTGTTCGGGACGCTTTAGCGCGTGCTGTTGGACAGGCTAATCCTGACTGGTTTGCACCTGATGGTAAGTTAACCCCGGAGGGTAAAGCCCCTCTTAATAGGGCGTTGTCAGTAAGTGCTCTAAACGGTAATTCAGAACTTTATAGTTTTTTAAACAAGGAAGGCGTTAAGTCTCAGGCAGAGAAATACCATAATCTTGCACCCTATGCTCTTGCTGCACCGTTAGTAGTTGAAGACGGTGGAGAGAAGTTTGATTTGTCTAAGGAGTTAGAATTAGCAGCTAGTGCGTATAAGTCCGTTAGGGATTACCGAGACGGTTTAAGTGGTGATGCTAAAAAAGCGTTTAATGATCTTTCCTCTGCGGACCAACTAGATACGGTAATTAACCCTCGACAGGGCAATCTCTTAGACCCAGAGTTTAAACCTGACGACCCTCACCCGATTGCAGACAATCCATTATCCCAGTGGCTGTATCATGCGCTGTTTGAGGGGAGCTTAGGAAAAGGTAGTGGTGCTCGGTCTGGAGAAGATACCACCGGGAAAATGACACCTACAGGAATCAAAGATCTCTTCAAAGAATATTTAGGAACACTACAAGACAGGCGTCAAGTAGGTCTTGATTTAGGGGATGATCGAGATACTCCTGAACTCCCTAACTCGGCTATTGAAGCGTTACGTATTGCGTACAAAAATAAAACTGGTGAAGACGCTCCAGAAAGCGCGTGGGGAATAGACTCTACTGCTCTTGATGAGCATGCAGGCAGAAAAGGTGGTGCACCAAGTGCTGCAAAAGAGCCAGTGCCAGAAACTCCTGAGCCTGAGCCTGCGGCTGAAGAAACTCCTGAGCCTGTGGCTAAAGAAGTTGAGCAGAAAGGCTCTGAACCTGCAAAGACTCACGTTAATAAGCTCAATAAGTTACCTGAGGGAACTTCTATTTATGCTGAAGCAAATGATGGGACACCTATCGTTCTCTTTAGTAAAGAAGGAGATTCTTGGTCAGATAGCCGAGGCCGACAAGTAGGCAATAAATCTATTAAAGATGCTATCAATGAGCGCGACCTACAAGTTATGCAGCCGGGGGCAGGAAGCGATCACTTAGAGAAGTTAAGGACTACCGGGTTTTCTAAGAACGATCAGGGCAAGAGCGTAAGAATAGTTCCTCACGCTAGTGATAGATTTTTTGATGTAGAGGTTACTGATAAAGGTAAACGTGTCTCTACCTTTGCAGCTAATCAAGAGGGAGTATCGCGATCTCAGGCGATGCACATAGGAGAACACCTACTGCAAGGCGGCACCCTAGACGCTCCAAAAAAAGATGAGGCTAAATCTGAACCTAGTGAAACGGCCCCTAAATTTCCCCCCGCCGACAGGAAAGTTCGAGACCTAAAGTCTGGTGAAAGCGCACCACCGTCTGCTGTTCGTTTTCATGACGATGAAGTTACTATTGATGATTATCCTTATGGAAAAAGGGGAAGAACGGAAGCAAAGTTATCAATAGAAACTAATGCTCGGGGGGAACAACGCGGCGTTAGAGTTACGCGAAACCCTAAAACCGGGGAGTGGAACGCGCCTAAGAAAGATACTTACGCTAGTAAGGTAAGGATCATGGAAGGGGATGACGGTCAGCACTACTTTGTTAAGGATCTCGGTAACGGTCGTACCGGTGTAAAAGGTATCACTACTAATCCGATGTCTTGGCACCTTAGCCACAGCGACTCGCTAGGAGATGATCCAGGGCACCATGAAATGCATTACGCATTACACGGAAAGACTATAAACGAACGACGAGACGAGCAAAGTACTCCAGAAGCTAAGGCGCGTAGGAAAGAAAGCATAGAAAAGATGCAGGCTAGTGCTCTTGAAAAACGAGAAAAAGAAGCAGCAAAAAAAGAAAAGAGAACTAACGCTGACACTCGCACTAAAAAAGAAAACGCAATCGGAGCACACTTTTCTAAGTTCGGAAAGTCAAAAGGACGAGGTAAAGACCGAGAAGTGATGCTCGGAAACCTGGCAAGCCATATCGACCTAGAAACTAATTATGGGACTACTAAACTATCAGATTTGTCCGATGAACAGGTAGATAAGTTACATAGGAAGTTATACCCCCTACCAAAGAAAGAGGCTTCAGAAGAGGAGGCAACTAAAGTAGTCTCTACCGAGATTCAAGACCAAACTCTTACTAAGGCTGACCAAGAAGAGGTTGCTGCTTTAGAAAAGAAATTAGGAATTAATCTGGGCGCTTCGATGGAAGGGTTTGACGAAGGACCTAAGGAGGAGTGCGACTAATATGGACTTGTTAAAAGCTCAGTGCTCTCCAGAAAAGCGAGAAAAAGCAAAAGCAACTTACGATAAGTTGCTTGGCACGCTCAATCAGATTCATTCTGAAGAAGACACAGACAGTGTCGCCGTTAGGCACCTAATCCATAAGATAGAAGCAAGTTTGGCGCAGTTACGCCCTTTTATTGCCACAGAGACCGCTACTAAAGGGGGGTCTTCTTCAAGAGTCCTTGCTGGGGGCCTGAAAGGGGAGCAAGGAGAAACAGTTGATGTTCCTCAAACAAAAATTCAAGTTACGATGGCTGATGGTAGAAAGCGGGTTGTCTCCTTAGATACTACCGATAAAGAAGGTAACCCTATTCCGAAAGAAGAGTTAGACAAGGATGCTCGTAACTTAGCTATGGAAATGGTAAAGTGGGAGAGTGAAAACGTTGTTACTAAGGTAGCTCCTAGAGGAAAGGCTGCTCCTAAGAAATCTAAAAAGCCGACACCTAATATACGAGACCTAGGACCAGGACTACATCGCGTAGGAAGTAAGCCTGGGTATGCTCTTTTTCAGCAGAAGTTTGAAGACGGGTCTGTATCCCCGATTGGGCGCGTTTCTACTAGTGTGCCTAAAAAACAGAGAGAACAAGAGGCTCTTCGAATTATTTCAGAGTCGAGGGCTGCTGAAAAAGAAGACACAAAAGGCGCACAGACTATTGAGCCTCGACGGGCTAAGAAAAAGTCTGTTCCAGAAAGGGAGATCGCTAAACCGTCTACTAACATGCAAGAAGTCCCTGACTATCCTAATGTGTCTGACGCTCACAACATGACTCCTTCCGAGTTTAGAAAAGAAGTTAATGAATTTTACCGGAAGAATAATGTTTTAGGGTCTCTTAGGAGTACTGCCGCTAAAGAGGCTTCTAGGCTTAGAAGGTTAGAGAACGCCACAGACGATCCCAAAAGGAAACAACGTCTTCAGAATATGAGAAGCGCGGTACAAGACAAGCTAAAAGAGGACATAGCTAGTCTTAAAGAAAAGGTAAGTAAACGCGCCCTCGACAAGGAGCACCGTCGTTTAGTAGAGAAGCGACTAGAGCGGTACCACGCATCTTATAAAGCCTCACCAAAAGCTACACAAACACCTACTATTTCTAGAGATACTATTAAGTATCATAATCTAGACCACTTAGCTTTAAATGATGCTTCCGATGACGCTGATGTTGACGTTGTAAAAGATAAAGAGAGAAAGAAAGAAAACCTATATAGGGCTGCAAGAGATAAAAGGTTAGCAGAGGCGTTTGGTGTAAATCCTCGAACAGACATATATAGAGATG